CTTTCGGGTCTCTTAGACGAGCAGCGATGTTCGTTTATAGAACGACATGCACGCATCGGTGTCAGGTTAAGGCAACTTTCGTTGTCTTAGCAACTGAACCTCCCGCTACGTGCTTAGTCTAGATGCGCAGTGCAATGGCGACTAAGTCGTCACCATCTTTCCAAAAGGAGTATCTCTAATGTTCAAACACGAGCCTCGGCTTCGAATGCGGTCTACATCTCTTGATAAGGGTTCCCAAGGAGTTTATCCCCTTGGTCAAGTCTATCAAGAGAATGGGTTTGGTAGCGAGGATTGGCACCCTTTAGGGGCGCCAAAGACTGGCTATTTAGACTCTACCTGGCAAACCTGGGAACGCACCAAGGATGAACTCCATGGTCGCGCTCCTTATTTTGACGGAGGTCCATTCGAAAGCATAAAAATCGATCGCTCGGGCGCTTTGCGCGGTCTGAACGCATCTGGTACGTACAAAAGCATGGTCTCCTTTTCTAATGGAGGCATGTCAGGACGTATCAAATACGAAGGTGGATTTCAACCACCCACTTTATCCGAGATTGGCGTTTCCGGCATTGATGTCGGTAATTCCATTCTTATGGATAATTTGGTTCCAGACATTCGAACATTGGGCAGCCAGGTTTGGGATAGACTCAAACCTCAAATTGAGCAAGGAGGTCTGTTTGTAGCAATTGCGGAAGCACGTGATGTGCCCCGTATGCTAAAAACATCTGCCAATTTCTTCCACGAATTGTGGACAGCAAAAGGCGGATTGACTAAGAGCCGGCTAATGCAGCCTAAGTTCTTAGCAGATCAATTTCTCAATGAGCAATTTGGCTGGGCCCCGTTCCTTAAAGATGTTAACCAATTATTGGCTAACATCGTTAATTATACTGATCGAATCCGGCGCTTAGCGCAGGAAAACGGTCAGTGGATACGGAGGCGTGCTGTCCTAGTAAATAATTCGTCCCATACCCTTGTTAATCAAGGGGAAGGATGTAATTTGTATCCGAGCAACGTCCTTGGTGGCGTGAATTGGGCCATGTTTTATGACCCTGCCGTCCCCTATATCACTCCAACTTTTGAGGTGATAGAGGAAAAGACGACTTATTCAACCGCTGTGGGCTCGTTCAGATACTATTTGCCGGAATTCGCTGGAGGTTTTGGAGATGACTTAATGAGTCGTCTCAATACCGCCCGCCGAACGATTGATTTGTTCGGTTTACGCGCTAGTCCGTCGAATATTTACAAAGCGATACCTTGGACCTGGCTTATCGATTGGGTCACTGGTCTTGGTCGGTCTATTCAGGCCGTTCAAGATCAAACCCTCGATAGCATGGTCGCAAAGTACATGTCCATTTCTCATCACGTCGTTTCGACTCGTACTTTTCGGCAAGTTATGCCGTTTACGAAATCGAATGGCGGGACGAAAGTCCTTAACTTCAGTCAAATAATTGACGTGAAGCAAAGACAGATGGCCACTAGTCCTTTTGGGTTCTATCTTGACGCATCACAATTAAGTGCGCGTCAATACGCGATCCTCGGTGCCTTAGGCCTATCTCGAAAGAGATGGGGTCGACACTGAGTGTATCGTATCTGCCTATGATCTTAGCTAGGTATGAGATTGACACCTCATACCGTGTCATAGGGTAACCGTCCACAAAGAAGATCATGGAGGTCAACCACTATGTTTGCCGATCCACAATCGGTTACCGTCAATTCTGTCGCAAAGAGTATGCCACGCGTCAGTTCGAAAGATCTGTCGAGTACATATTCTATGGTCGATGGGACGTTTAAATTAACGATTTCCCATAATCCGACCAAAGATCGAATTCGATCTATGGTTCGGATCGACCAACGAGCTATCGTGACTAATCCATTGGATTCAACCAATGATTATGACACGCTTAGCTTCTATATTGTCCTTGATAGACCCGTTTACGGGTTTACCACGGTACAAATAGAACAGCTTGCTACCGGGTTTTTGGCCTGGTATACAACTGGTAACGTAGACAAATTGATCGGTACGGAGTCTTAACTCTATACCGACAACCTGCTTCGTTATTACCAGGGTATCGATTGTCCGATGCCCTTTAGGGGTATCGGAGTAGGCAAATTATACGTGGCTTGATGTTTACCCCCATTTGGAGGAGACATGAAAAGCAACGTAAGTGATCACCTAGACTTCGTACAGTGTGTCTATATAGACTCCTGTACAATGTGCTTCGCTGACGTCTCTTCTCGTGATTTGAATTATATCAAATCACGAATCGAAAATGAAGGTTTATCATTTTTAACGATAACCCTTCCCAAGTTCTGTCGTGACTTCGAAAGAGCACTTCAGACTCGGCTTATAGACTCAACGATGTTCCTAGGTTTTAGGAAAATCGGGTCAATCCCTGCATTTTTGCAAGGTATGACCAGTCAGATTTTCGACTTAGAGACAGGGAGGTATTACAATGAAAAAACTGATAAGGATGTATCGGTCTATGTTGATGCAATTCGACAAATATGTCTGTTGTTCAAGAAGATCGAGTTGCCCTGTACACCCGAAAGGGAATACAAGGCCATCCTTAACTTCATTGATGTTGAACACGATGTACAACAGTTTTCGCTCTCGACAGAAGACACAGATCGTTTTCGGTCTGTTTCTAACATCCTTTGGGCTCCTCTTGTTAGTTCTATTGAACTTTCCAATTGTCGCCCGAAGCATGGTCCCGGAGCCACTGCCGAGCATGTTTCTGGAAATCAGAAATTTGCCTGGCGTGAGTGGAACGATCGTCTCGAGCCTTATTTCCCTTTGGTTGACTCTGGTTACCCTTTGGGTATCCCGGAATCAGCAAAGGAGCTCGAATCAGTTACGATCAAAACCACGGAAGAAGAAACGCCCGTTAGGGTAGTTCTTGTTCCGAAAACGTTGACATCACCACGGATAATCGCTATAGAGCCTTGCTGTAATCAATTTATACAACAAGGGATTCGTGACCAACTTTATGCTGGTATCGAATCAGATCGGTTGGCGCGGGGTCATGTGAATTTCACAGACCAGACGATCAACCAACGACTCGCGATTAAGGGTTCTAGGACAGGTCGATTAGCAACGATCGATCTTTCAGATGCTTCAGACCGCGTTCCGCGGTCCTTAGCTCTTGAGATGTTTTCGCTGAATCCCGATTTACGGGATGCCATCGATGCATGTCGTTCAACCCGTGCACTCTTGCCTACAGGAGAGATTTTATCTCCACTGTACAAGTTTGCTTCCATGGGTAGTGCTCTTTGCTTTCCGATCGAGGCGATGTACTTCTACACTATTTGTGTAGTCGCCTTGCTCGAATTGCTTAACCTCCCTATATCCTTTAGAAACGTTAAAAAAGTTTCTAGAAGGATATACGTTTACGGAGACGATATTATCGTTCCGTCGGCGTATGCGAATGGCGTCCTTGATTACCTACAAAAGTACAATTGTAAGGTAAACCCCAACAAAACTTTCGTGAGCGGAAGCTTCCGAGAGTCATGTGGGATTGATGCTTATGGCGGATTACCGGTAACACCGGTTTATCTCCGTCACGAACATCCTAAGGATGCGCGGCAACACGGATCAATTATCTCATGGGTTTCGACAGCTAATTCCTTCTATATGAAGGGGTACTGGCGGACCGCCACCTATATGCGAAAGTATATAGAGGCGATAGTGGGGGTTCTCCCCTACGTATCCATGGATAGCTCTGTTGTTGGCCATAAGTCATTACTGGGTTACACTTCCATTGAAAGATGGAACCGTAATTTGCAAACCTTTGAAATACGAGGTTTGACTCCGGTACCAGTTTATCGTCCTGATAGACTGGATGGCTATGGCGCTTTGTTCAAGTGCTTCCAAAAATTAGAGAAGAAATTCTCTAATTCTGGGGATTCCTCGAAAGAGAAGTCCTCCAGTATTTGGTCGTTTCCTGAACGTGGAAATGTCCGAAGCTATATGGAACGAAATCGTGTTGATTTCGTCCAGGCTACGGATCCTCTCCATTTAGAGCGATCTGCACTGCACGGCACAGTTGCATTAAAACGCCGTTGGGTCGCCGCCCTCAAATGAGGCGGCATTGGTAGTAATACTACCTGGCTGGGACATCAAGGTCGTCCGCACCGTCTTCACGGTACGTTCTACGCAG